CAGCCGCGAACGACCGATGGTCAGATGGCTGACCAGAACGGCAACAATCTGGCTCGCTGCCGGATTAAAGCCGTTTATGGCGTCTCTGGCACGAACGCTGGCTCTGTTGTCTTCAAGGACGGCGGGGCAAGCGGCGTGACACTGATGACCATGAACTCACCCGCTGCCGCAGCATCTGGAGTCTTCTGGCTCCCGATGCCCGGTGAAGGCATTCTGGTGGAAACCAATCTGTACGTTGATCTGACGGACGTGGCTTCCATCATGGTGATCTACGGGTGATGTCATGCAATCAGAGGCTTCTTTCAACCTGCATGGCAAGAAACTGTTCATCGGGTTGCCTGCCTATGACGCCAAAGTCTCGGTCAAGTTAGCGATTGCGCTTTCCGAGTTCTGCGTCAAGGCACAGCAACACGGTATTCAGATTCAGTTGTTGAACGTCTCGGGATGCTCTGTGGTGTCCCGGGTTCGTAACATCATTGCCGACGAATTCCTGCGTTCGAATTGCGACCATCTCTTCATGGTCGATTCGGACATGACCTTCAACGCCGATGACGTTCTGCGTCTTCTGTCGTGGAGTCAAAATAAAAACATCGTGGCAGGTGTTGGGGCCGCTCGCAAGAAGGAGAAGGTCTACTTCTCGACTCTTGATCAAGACGAAGACGGCAACATCCTCATGGACAAGATGGGTCTGGTCAAGGTCCAGCGCGTTGGCACTGGCTTCATCATGATCCAGCGCCAAGTCTTTGAGACGCTGCGGGACGCTCACCCAGAATGGAAGTACATGGATCAGAACTCCAACAAAGTTCTCCAGTCCTTCTTCGACTTCAAATCCACCCCAGACGGCTATGTTGGCGAAGACTACGTCTTCTGCGACCGTGCTCGCGAGCATGGCTTTAGCGTTTGGGTGGACCCGACCATTAAGTTGGGCCACATGGGCATCCACGAGTACGAGGGTGCTTTTGGTGAAGACTTCCTATACCCGCTCTTGAAGCCCATCGTGGAAGAAAGGCAGGTCGCCAATGGTTAAGCCGGTCAAGAAGTCGGCGATGCCATGCAACTCGCCCAAATCCACTCCCACGCACCCAAAGAAGTCTCACGTTGTGAAGGCGTGTGAGGGCGGTAAGGAGAAGGTGATTCGTTTTGGTCAGCAGGGCAAAAAAGTTGGCACTGTGTCTGGCACGGCAGGCAAGCCCAAAGCGGGTGAGTCTGATCGCATGAAGGCAAAGCGCAAATCGTTTAAAGCACGTCACGGAGCAAACATTGCCAAGGGCAAGATGAGCGCGGCGTACTGGGCTGATAAGGTGAAATGGTAATGGAAATGATGATATGGAATGTGATCCTCACAGCCATTGTTGCCTTGTTGGGGTTCATCGTGAAAGAGAAGTTTGCTGAACTGAACAGGCTCGGCATCCTGCTCAACAAGACCCGAGAGGAGGTGGCTCGTGATCACATCACTCGCGCAGAAGTTCACCGCGACATGGAGAAAATCATGGAGCGGTTTGATGCTGGCATTTCTCGTCTGGAGGCAAAAATTGACGACCTCCGCAAAGAACAGAAAGGATGATCATGGGAATCAAGTTTGAAGACCTGTCTCCGATTGCCGGGATCATGAGTGGCAAGGGCGCAATGGGCGAGTTGGCCCGTAGCGGCATGATGGGCATTGCTCCTGCCGCAATCTCTCGCAACGCCTATGAAAAAGCCGAGGAAGAGCGCAAGGCGAAAGAGGCAGAAACGCCCATGAAGAAGGGCGGCAAGGTGTCTTCTGCGTCCCAGCGAGCAGACGGCATTGCCCAGCGCGGCAAGACACGAGGACGGATCGTATGAACAAGGTCCGCACCGTGATGAAAGAGTTCAAGTCGGGGTCGCTTAAGTCCTCCTCCGGCAAAAAGGTCACTAACCCAAAGCAAGCGATTGCGATTGCGTTGAGTGAGGCAGGTAAGTCTAAACCCAAACTGAAAGAAGGTGGTCACATGAAAGAGTCTAAAGAAATGATGAAGAAGGAAGTGTCGTTCATGAAAAAGAAGGGCGCTCCCAAATCGATGGTCAAGCACGAAATGGCTGAGATGGGCATGAAAAAGGGCGGCATGGCGAAGTACGCCAAAGGCGGCGGCGTTGCCTCCAAGATGGGTACGGTCAAGACCGCAGCCCCTAGCCGTGATGGCGTTGCTGTCAAAGGCAAGACCAAAGGCACGATGGTCAAGATGATGAATGGCGGCATGACCAAGAAGATGATGTCAGGCGGGAAGTGCTGACATGATGCCCTCGCGTGGCATGGGGGCCATCAATCCCGCCAAGATCAGATCGATCAAAAAGCGGGATGGTGACGAGCCTGTCAAACTGTTTAAACAGGGTGGTGAAACTCGGGTGAACGAAGCCGGGAACTACACCAAACCCAGTATGCGGAAACGCCTTTTTGAGTCCATCAAGGCTCAAGAAGTACAGGGTACTAAGGCTGGTCAATGGAGTGCCCGTAAGGCTCAATTGCTGGCGAAAAAGTACAAAGAGAAAGGCGGGGGTTATCGTGGGTAAAAAAAGACTTGGAAACCTAGCCACCGTTCTTGGTGGTCTTGGTGCGGCGTATGCACTTGCCAATACGATGGGCGGCAGGGTTCGGCCTGAAGATGTCGAGAATAGCCCGGAAAAACAAAGAATGGCGGCAGACTTCGCTGCTCTTTCTCGTCGCCCTGTTCACCAGCCTTCCGCAGTTGAACTGGAGGAGAGGGCGCGTGAAGATGCCCGTAGACGTGCGGGGCTGCCCCTCGTTACAGATGCCGAGCAGGCTCAATACTTTTCGGGCATCAAAAACCTTGCGCGTACTGAAAGCGGCGTCCCCATTCGAACCTCCGATGGCTTTCTGGGCACGACATACAAAAAGGGCGGCAAGGTGTCGTCCACCAAGGTCAGCAAGGTTTCGTCTGCGTCTAAACGTGCAGATGGGATTGCTCAACGTGGCAAGACTCGCGGGAGAATCGTTTGAAGACTTCTCAGCAATCGCTCAAAAACTGGACGGCGCAAAAGTGGCGCACCAAGTCCGGCAAACCGTCTTCCAAGACGGGGGAGCGGTATTTGCCTGAGAACGCGATCAAGAACCTGACACCGGCAGAGTACGCTGCGACCACTCGTGCGAAGCGAGCCGGTAAAAAGGCTGGAAAGCAATTTGTGCCGCAGCCCCCCAAAATCGCCAAGAAGGTGGCAGTGCATAGGAAGGCGACATGACAACATCGGGAACAGCAGGATTCAACCTCGACCTCAACAACATCGTTGAAGAGGCTTTCGAGCGTTGCGGGAAGGAATTGCGTAGTGGCTACGATCTTCGTACCGCTCGGCGCAGCCTGAACCTGCTCACCGTTGAATGGGCCAACCGTGGTGTCAACCTCTGGACCATCGAGCAGGGTTCGATTGCCCTGAACGAGAACCAAGCGATCTACGACCTGCCGGTGGACACCATCGACCTTTTGGAGCACGTCACGCGCACCGGTACGGGCCAGAACCAGCAAGACCTTGCGATCACCCGGATCAGTGTTTCTACCTACGCAACCATCCCGAACAAGAATGCCACAGGGCGTCCGATTCAGGTGTGGGTGGATCGTCAGTCTGGAGCCACTTATCCGGCTGGTGGCAGGCCGCAAGGAACCGATCCGACCAACGGCATCGACTACCCCAAGATTTACGTCTGGCCTGCGCCGGACCAGAGCAACTACTACACGTTCGTGTACTGGCGTCTGCGCCGCATTCAGGATGCTGGCAATGGGGGTATGACCACCCAAGACATCCCGTTCCGTTTCCTGAACTGCCTCATCGCAGGTTTGTCTTACTACCTCGCGCAGAAGATTGCGCCTGACCGTTTGCAGATGCTCAAGATGCAGTACGACGAGCAGTGGAAGTTTGCCACCGAGGAGGACCGCGACAAGTCCGCAGTCCGTTTTGTCCCACGCCGCTACTTCACCGAGTAAAGCATGGGTAACAGATTTGCCTCCGGTAAGAATGCGATTGCAGAATGTGATCGCTGTGCTTTTCGTTACAAGTTGAAAGAGTTGAAGCGTTTGATCATCAAGACCAAGAACGTAAACATCTTGGTTTGTCCGGAGTGCTGGGAGCCTGATCAGCCGCAGTTGCAGTTGGGTATGTACCCGATTGATGACCCGCAGGCGCTTCGCAACCCGAGGCCGGACATCAGTTACCGGACCTCTGGTCTGAGTGGTTTGCAACTGGTCAATTCGACCGGTCCAAACAAGGATCAGACTGGTACGGCAGAGGGTGGCAGTAGGATTTTCCAGTGGGGGTTCGCCCCTGTTGGAGGGGCAAGAGCCAACGATGTGGGGTTGACACCTAACAACTTGGCGCTTGGAATTCAACTGGGAACAGTGACGGTTGCAACGACATAGGAGCATGAAAATGGAAACCAGCAAGATGAAGAAAATTGCCAAGACTGAAGTCAAGGCGCACGAGAAGAAGATGCATGGCAAGGGCTATGCAAAGGGCGGCGTGACTTCTTCGGCGATGAAGCAGTACGGGCGCAACGTGGCTCGCATGATGAATCAACGTTCTACTTCGCGAGGTGGCTAATGAACACAGACAAGTTCGAATACTTCCCGGCTGACATCAAGGAGCCGTGCGAGAAGTACGTCCAGCCCAAGCCATACACACAGCCAACGCCCAACTCTGGCTATCCGAATGCCGTCCCGAACACGCAGACTCAGCGTACTCGCGGCACGAAGAACACCACCCGTGGGTTTGGTCACACCAAGAAGATGGGGTAAGCGGTGAATTACACGGAACTGAAAGCCAGAATCAAGGCGTACTGCGAGAACGACTTCCCACAGGCAGTCGGCGCGGGCGGCTTGACTTCAGACGAGCAGATCAACACGTTCATCCAGCAGGCTGAACAGCGCATCTACAACTCGGTTCAGTTCCCCTCGCTGCGTAAGAACGTCACCGGTTTAACGACCAACGGCAACAAGTACCTTTCGGCCCCGGGCGATTTCTTGGCGGTCTATTCGATTGCCGTCATTGACAACGTGACTGGCGAGTACCTGTACCTGCTCAACAAGGATGTGAACTTCATCCGTGAATCGTTTCCGTCCCCGGCAGATCAGGGTAAACCCTATTACTACGCTCTCTTTGGTCCGACCACGACAAACAACACGCCGCCCGTTATCACCAACGAGTTGACCTTCCTGCTGGGTCCAACGCCTGATGCGGTGTACAGCGTCGAGTTGCACTACTACTACTACCCCGAGTCGATCACTGTGGCCTCCAGCGGTCAAACATGGCTAGGCGACAACATGGACTCTGTGCTGCTTTATGGCGCAATGATGGAGGCAGCGTCCTTCATGAAGTCCGAGAAGGATGTGGTCGAGATGTACATGGGCCGCTACAACGAAGCCCTGATGCTCGCCAAGCGTCTGGGTGATGGCATGGAGCGTCAGGATGCCTACCGTTCTGGTCAGTTCAGGATGGAGGTGAAGTGATGGCTTTCACTGGCAACTACACCTGCAATACGTTTAAACTGGGACTGCCGAGCGGTGAATTTAACTTCGCCACCGGCACGACTGACGTGTTCAAGATTGCCCTGTACACCAACGCCGCATCGCTGGATGAAAACACTGCGGCATACACCACGGATGGTGAGGTGTCTGCGACTGGATACACGGCTGGCGGGGAGGTTTTAACCCCCACTGTGGCGGTTTCCGATGGCACATCGTTCATTGATTTTGGCGACGTGTTTTGGAATGGGGCATTCACTGCCCGTGGGGCGCTGATCTACAAAAACGGTGGAGCAGCAATTTGTGTATTGGATTTTGGTGCAGATAGGACATCGACATCTGTTTTTCAGGTGCAATTTCCTGCCAACACCAACAGTTCCGCTTTAATTCGGATTTCATAAGGAGCATGAGATGATCAACAGCAAAGCAAAATCCACCGACAAGATCAGCGCCGAATTGGCGATTGGTGGTGGCGCTCAAGAAGGCGTTCGCGGTGGCGGCGTCTTCTTTTTTGAGTGCTATGACAAAGACGGCAACCTCAAGTGGAAAGAGCAGTCGAAGAACCTTGTCGTGAACGTCGGTCTGAAAGACATGAACGACAAGTATTTCACTGGCTCTACCTATACCGCCGCTTGGTATCTGGGTCTGATTACTGGTCCGGGTTCTGGTACGACAATTTCTGCTGGTGACACGATGTTGTCTCACGCTGGCTGGAATGAAGATGTGGCGTACAGCCAAGCAACTCGTCCTGCTTGCACCTTTGGCGCTGCAACGACTGCCGATCCTTCGGTGATCAGCAACTCGGCTTCCGTGGCTGTGTTCAGCATCAATGGCACAACGACAATTGCTGGCGCATTCTTGACCAGCAACAACACTAAGAGCGGCACAACCGGCATCTTGTTTTCGGCCTCTGATTTCCAGTCGCCGGGTGATCGCGCTGTTGTGAGCGGTGACACACTGAACGTCACCTATCAATTCAGCCTCGACGCAGTTTAAGGAGCACAACAATGGCTACTAAATTCACCAAAGGTCAAACCCTCAAACTGAATGCGACCGTTCCTCAAGGACCGGTTATTGCGCTTCGGATGGACGAGGACGGCACATTCTTCTACCTGATTGAGTGGACTGACGCCTCTGGCGTTAAGCATCAACGCTGGTTTGAAGAGTCTCAACTGACTGCCGCATAAGGTCGGTAGTGTTTGGCCTGCTGTCCTATTCGGCTGCTCCATACTCATCGCTTGCTGGCGCTGTATATGCGGTAACAGTCGCAGAAACTGCCCGCGCTTCAGACACCCTGAGTGCGCTGGGTCAGTTCGCCTCTTCAATCAGTGAATCGGCGAGGGCAACAGACAGCATTACCGCTCGCGTTGTTTACACAACCACCGTCACCGAAAGCGCAAGAGCCTCTGACTCCATAAGCGCAGCGGTCACCTACCGGGTGACAGTCATTGAACTGGTAACCGCCGCAGACTCTATTTCGGCAGCAGTAACCTTTGGCGGCAACATCGCAGAAAGCGCCAGAGCGTCCGATACAGTCAGCGCATCCGGCATTTTTGTCTCTCAGGCATTTGAGAGTGCCACCGCATCCGAGACTGCTGTTGCCCGGGTCATTTTTGTCTCAACGGTCAATGAGTCTGCAAGCGCCTCAGACGCCGTATCAGCCAACTTCATTGTCAATTCTGCTGTTTCTGAGCAGGCGAGCGCATCAGATTCAATTTCTGCCTCCGCTCTGTTTTCCAGCAATGTGCAAGAAGCCGCCACGGGTTCCGAGCAGGCATCTGCATCGGTGATCTTTGGTAGCAATGTCAATGAGTCTGCATCTGCATCTGAAACCGTTTCTGCCGCTGCAACGTTCGCAACCTCTGTTGAAGAGTCTTCCAGTGCAGCCGATCAGGTTTCTGCAATTGCTGAATTCAACGCCACGGCATCAGAGACCGCAAATGCAGCCGATTCCATTTCTGCTGGCGCTGTGTTTGTCACAGCCGTTTCTGAGCAATCAAACGCCTCTGATGAAATTTCTGGATCGGTGATCTTTGGAAGCAGTGTCACTGAGTTTGCCGAAGCGAGCGATTCGATTGCTGCTCAAGTGGAATTTGGCGTCAGCGTTGATGAGTCGGCTACGGTGTCTGAACTTGTATCGGCAATCGGTTCTTTTGTTGCCACTGCGGCAGAGTCCGCAACCGCAGAGGATCAGACCTTTGCGTCTTTTGCAATCAATGCTTCTGTTGAGGAACTGGCATCTGCTTTAGACGAGCAATTTGCTGGCGTCATCTTTATCGCAACCTTGGCAGAAGACGCAACAGCAGCCGATGCGGTCAGTAGCCTTGTTGACTTTGGCGCTTTGGTGACCGAGCAGTCGTCTGCCGAAGACTCGTCAACCACAAAGCAGATATTCAATGCGTCGGTTTTTGAACTTGCCAACGCATCTGACAGCCTTTTGGCTCGTCTGCTGTGGGAAATCATCAACGACAGTCAGTCTGGAACATGGAGTGTGATCAACGCGCAAAGCAGCGGTACATGGAGCGTTATCAATAACGCTGACACAACAACTTGGAATGTCATAAAGACATCGAACTGATATGCCACTTGTCGTCAAAGATCGCGTCCGAGAAACCACCACGACCACGGGTACGGGGACGGTGACGCTTGCGGGTGCAGTGACCGGCTTTCAGTCGTTCTCGGCGATTGGAAACGGCAATACCACCTTCTACACCATCGCAGGTCAGGGAACCAGCGAGTGGGAGGTGGGCGTAGGTACATACACGTCCTCTGGCACAACGCTGTCCCGCGACAGTGTTTTGGCCTCTTCGAACAGCGGATCGAAGGTTAACTTCTCCGCAGGAACGAAGGATGTGTTTGTCACCTATCCGGCTGGCAGAACCTTGACAGGAGGCGGTGGAGGCGTTGGTGCGCTGGTTGTGAACAACACCACAGTGACCGAAAACTACACCGTAGATACCGGAACGAACGCGCAATCAGTCGGACCCATCACTGTGGCAAGTGGTGTCTCTGTGACTGTTGCATCTGGTCAAAGATGGCTGGTTGTGTAATCATTTGACAAGAGGAAAAGAATATGCCATCCACATACTCAACCAACCTAAAGATTGAACTCATCGCACTAGGTGAGCAGGTTGGTACTTGGGGAACCACAACCAACGGCAACCTCGGTACGGCGCTGGAACAAGCCATCGTTGGTCGTGTCACTGTCTCGTTTGCTTCGGATGCGAACAAGACCCTGACCCTCTCCAACACGAACGCCGCGCAGGATGCCCGTGCGCTGTTCCTGAACCTCACATCGGGCGTCAGCCTCACCACCACCCGTGACCTGATCGTTCCGGCAATCAACAAGAACTACATCGTTAAGAACGCCACCTCTGGAGGCCAGAGCATTCGGGTTATCGTGGCTGGTGTAGGTGTGACCATCCCGAACGGCAAGACCGCGCTGATCTACAACGACGGAACGGACATCACCTACCAATTTGATTTCGCGGGTGACCTGACCGTTTCAACGCTGACATCGTTGGGCGATGGCACATTCAGCGGCACTGGACAGGTCAAGTTACCTGCCGGAACCACGGGTCAGCGTAGCGGTTCCCCAGTCAACGGGATGATCCGATACAACTCCAGTCTTTCCCAGTTTGAGGGTTATGGCGCTGGGCAGTGGGGCGGTATTGGTGGCGCACAGGCAGGTGGCGCAATCATGACCAACAAGGACGTTGCTACGGTGAGTTACACCATCGCAAGCGGCGAGAATGGCTTGAGTGTTGGACCGGTCACCATCGACTCAGGTGTGACAATCACAGTTGCAACGAACCAGCGTTGGTTGATTCTGTAAGGAGAGAAGAATGACTTTGATTTTGAATGGAACGACTGGTCTGTCCGATGTTGACGGTACAGCCGCAGCCCCTGCAATTCGTGGGACTGATGCTGACACTGGTTTGTACTTCCCCACCGCGAACGAAGTTGCCGCTGCCGCTGGTGGCGTTGCTGTTTGGAATGCTGCCAGCACGTTTGGCTTCAAGAACCGCATCATCAACGGCGCGATGGTGATCGACCAGAGGAACGCTGGGGCGAGTGTTACTTTTGATAACGGTGTGTACCCAGTTGATCGCTTTAGAAGTAACGCCTCGCAGACAGGTAAGGCAACAGCGCAACAAAACGCTGGTTCCGTAACTCCGCCAAGCGGTTTTAGTAACTATCTTGGGATTACATCCTCTAGCGCATATTCTGTTTCATCTTCGGATTACTTCACAATTCAACATAACATAGAAGGTTTGAATGTGTCTGATCTTGGGTGGGGCGCTGCTGGGGCACAAACCGTAACACTGTCTTTTTGGGTTCGGTCAAGTCTGACGGGCACTTTCGGCGGCGCGTTGTCAAACAGCGCGTTTAATAGGTCTTACCCGTTCTCGTTCACAATTAGCGCCGCTAACACATGGGAACAAAAGTCTGTCACTATTGCCGGGGATACCAGCGGGACTTGGTTGACCACAAACGGCGTTGGCATCAGATTGTTTTTTGGGTTGGGGGTTGGCTCAACCGTTTCCACTACTGCTGGCGCTTGGGCGGCTGGTAATTACTATGCACCCACAGGCGCAACCAGCGTAGTCGGAACCAACGGAGCCACCTTTTACGTCACAGGAGTTCAGTTTGAGCGCGGTAGCGCAGCAACGAGTTTTGACTTCCGTGACTATGGGCGTGAGTTGATGCTGTGTCAGAGGTATTACCAAGAGATTGGTACCGCAGCGGGTAACGAAATAATTTATCTCTTTTATACAGCCGCTGCTACTACTTATTATCTTCCCATGCCGCTACCAGTACCAATGAGAGCAACGCCAACGGCAACAGTAGCGGGAACTTGGGGTGTAGGCAGTGTAAATACACTGACAGTTTCATCTGGCACTAACTCGTTTCGCTTTAACATTGCCACATCAAGCGGTGGGAATAATGCTTTCTTCCAAAATAACGGTGCTGGTGCCAAATTAACATTTGCAATTGAGTTGTAATCATGTACAAACATCTTCCATCATCAATTCTTGACGCTGACAAGTTTATTCAACGGGTCAGCGATAACGCCTGCATCCCCTTCGACCCCGCCAACACCGATTACCAGAAGTACCTCGCGTGGCTCGCGGAGGGCAACACGCCTGAACCCGCTGACGAACAAGGAGCACAACCATGAGCAGAGTAGCCATTTCAGGTGACGCAAGCGGAACCGGTACGTTCACCATTGCGTCTCCGAACTCAAACAGTAACTACACGCTGACGCTTCCAACGAACAGTGGAACCGTTCTTACAACCTCATCCAGTCTTGCGGGTTTAACCGGGGTTGGGAAAATTTTGCAAGTTGTTGAAGGGGGGCAGTTTAACTCCGTAAGTACTTCTTCAGGGAGCACTACGTTCTCTTCCACTACTATTTCAATCACCCCGTCGTTGTCCAGTAGCAAGATTTTAATTTTGTGGTCTGCGGCAGTTTCTATAGACGTAGACAATGACTCACAGGGGGCTAATAACGGGTTTGTACGCCCAGAATATCAAATTGGCGGTACTGGTGGTGCGTGGTCTTTATTGGGGACTAATAATATATATGTACCGGGGCGTGGCGGTAATGGTACGTTTACAAACGCTGTTTATCTTTTATCCCCCGCAACTACCAGTACAGTCTATTTCAGAGTAGGTATAGGAAAATTAGAAGGTGCTCGCTCTATCCTGATTAATAACGACTGGGGGGTTAATAGAATGTACCTTTTGGAGGTGGGAGCATGACAACGATTGCAAAAGCACTTTACTCTCTGCGTCCCGGCGCTGAGTGGGCGATACATGGTAAAGATCAGTTGGAATGGCTCGACCAAAAACAAACGCGCCCTACTGATGCCGAAATTCAAGCCGAGGTCGCTCGCCTTCAGGCCGCAGAGCCTGCGCGTATTGCAGGAGAAAAGCGCCGAGTGGCTTACACCTATGAAGCCGATCCTCTGTTCTTCAAAGCACAACGAGGCGAAGCCACGCTGGCTGAGTGGCAAGCCAAAGTGGCTGAAATCAAAGCCCGTTACCCAAAGGAGTAAACCATGCCCAGCATAATCAACAGTGATGACGGAGTAGTCTCCGGTACGTCTGGTCTAAAGACCACGGGCGGGAATGATGGCATCCTTGCCCTGCAAAACAACGGCACGACCAATGTCACCGTAACTGCTGCGGGTAACGTGGGGATTGGTACTGCTTCGCCTGCCCGTAAATTGGATGTTCGCGGTGGCATCGGTATGCAGGTAAATGAAGATGGCGCAGGAACAAAAGTTATCTCAATGCGGTCAGATTTTGCTGGTCTAGGCCCGGCAATTAACGTAACAACAAATGACCCGCTGCTATTCCTTACCAATAACACCGAACAAGCCCGGATTACCGCAGCAGGTCTTTTCCAATTCAACTCCGGTTACGGCTCAGTAGCCACAGCCTACGGTTGCCGTGCATGGGTGAACTTTAACGGCACGGGTACAGTCGCTATTCGTGCTAGTGGGAATGTGTCGAGTATTACGGATAACGGGGTTGGCGCATACACAATAAACTTCACGACCGCTTTTCCAGATGCTAATTATTCTTTAACTGCCGCAGTTGGGCCAGCAAGTGCTGGCGGCGAGTGTGTACAAACAAATACCCTTCTCGCATCGGCAGCGGTTATCAATACTTCAAACAATAACACCGGTTTGTTAGACAGGGCGAATGTAGGAGTCGCCATTTTCCGCTAATCAAAGGAGTAAATCATGAACCAAAGAATCATTTTTCAAAACGACGAAGGTGGCGTGTCCGTCCTTATTCCCGCACCTGAGTGCTTGCAAGAGCACACGATTGAAGAGATTGCTGCCAAGGACGTTCCTGCTGGCAAGCCCTACAAGATCGTGGACGTGGCAGACATTCCGTCTGACCGCACTTTCCGCAACGCTTGGGAAGTCGATGTCAACACATTGACCGATGGTGTTGGCGCTGAGTCCAACGAGTTCCCTGTGAAGGAGGAAGCATGATTTCCATCAACATGACCAAGGCGAAAGAGATCGCCCACATCGCTCGTCGCGCTGCTCGTGCTGCCGAGTTTGAGCCGCATGATGCCATCATCATGAAGCAGATTCCCGGCGTTGATGCTGCTGCCGCAGAAGCCGCTCGTCAGGCAATCCGCGACAAGTACGCTGCCATGCAAACGCAGATGGATGCTGCTCAGACCCCTGATCAACTGAAGTCTCTGATGCCGCAGGTGTAATCATGATCTTCAAAGACAAAGACCTACACAAAGAGCACCTTCTTGTAGACGCTGAGATGAAGCGTCTGGAGGCGGCTTCACCCGCCAAAGAAGTGGCGGGCAAGTCCATCGGCAAGTGGGGTCTGCTGTGCATCACGGTGATTGTGATGATCGGCGTAGGTGCAAGTCTTGTTCTTGAAGAATCCAAGATTGCCGCTGTGATTGGTCTGGTCTCCGCTGCGCTGACGGCGTTGATTGCCATGCTCAACGGCATTGCTGGTGCAACTCCAAAGCAGGAGAAGCCTGAGTTTGAGGTGATGAAGCAGTTGATCGAGCGTCTTGACCGCATGGCAGACAGAGACCCTATGCACGTTCATGTCGATGGAGAGAAAGTCACCGTTAAGAAGGGTGACAGCGAAATGACTTCGGGGAGGTAAAGATGGCATGGTCTGACGTACTCAAAGCAGTCATCCCCATCGTGGTGGCTGCACTGGCTTGGCTGCTGGGGCAGGTGGCTTCTTTCTCGGAACGCCTGACCAAGATTGAAGGGCAGATGCCTGCTCTCATCACCAAAGAGGGCATCCCGACAGACAGTCCGATCAGCGCCGAGCGCAGGGCCATGATGAAGGAAAACCTGATGCTGCACATCAACGAGTTGCAAGTGAAGGTCCGGCTCCTTGAGGAGCGTGAAAAACTGAACAAGAAATAACCGACAGGAGGACGCATGGACTGGCTTAAACAGATTGCCCCAACAGTTGCTACAGCCCTCGGTGGCCCACTGGCAGGAATGGCGGTGTCTGCCATTTCCAAAGCCATCGGCGTCGATCCTGACAAGGTCGAAGACCTGATCTCCAGCAACAAACTGACTTCGGATCAGATTGCCCAGATCAAGATTGCCGAGATCGAACTTCAGAAGCAAGCCCAAGAACTGGGTTTGAACTTTGAGAAACTGGCAGTCGATGACCGCAAGAGCGCCCGTGAGATGCAGGCGGTGACCCGTTCGTGGGTTCCTCCCCTGCTGGCTGCTTCGGTGACTGTGGGATTCTTCGCCATCCTCGGCGGCATGATGTTCGGTCAGATGTCCGTGGCTGACAACACGGCACTCACCATGATGCTTGGCTCTCTGGGCACGGCTTGGACTGGAATCATCGCCTACTACTTCGGCTCGTCTGCTGGCTCTCAGGCCAAGACTGACCTGCTCTCTAAAGCACCACCTGTCAAATAAGGAGTACCCATGCCATTCCAACTTTCTCAGCGCAGCCTCGACAAACTGGTGGGCGTTCGCCCTGAACTGGTCGAGGTGGTTAAGCGCGCTATCGAGATCACCACCGTTGATTTCGGTGTCACTGAGGGATTGCGGACCAAGGAGCGCCAGATTGAACTCTTTGAGAAGGGCGCATCTCAGATCAAAGACGGCGGCACTCACGTCGATGGCAGAGCGGTGGATTTGATGGCCTACATCGGGGATCGTGGCAGTTGGGAACTCAACCTGTACGACAACATCGCTGATGCGGTGAAGCAGGCAGCAATCGAGAAGAACGTGGCGATCCGCTGGGGTGCTGCGTGGAACGTGCCTGACATTCGCCTCTGGCGCGGCACGATGGAAGAGGCCATGAACTTTTACATTGACGAGCGCCGCAAGCAGAACCGGCGTCCTTTCATCGATGGGCCGCATTTTGAGATGGTTTAAACATGGCATTCACGAAGGTCAAGATCAAACCGGGGGTCAATCGAGACACGACTAACTACGCCAACGAGGGTGGTTACTACGAGTCCGAGAAGGTCCGCTTCCTCTCCGGCTACCCGCAGAAATTGGGTGGCTGGGAGAGTGACCCCACGGTTTCGATCAAGGGTATTTGCCGCAGCCTGTTCAACTACATCACCAGCAACAGCGACAACATCCTCTGGATCGGCACGACCAACCACCTCTATGCGGAGGTAGGCGGTAACCTGCAAGACTTGACCCCCGCTCGGGCAACGTTTACATCGCCAGCCAGCAATAACTGCTTTGACACGACGAACGGCTCAAGGATCGTCAACGTCAACATTGTGGGCCACGGCGTGACTGCTACCGGGCAATTTGTGACCTTTTCCGGTGTAGTTGGGTCCGGCTCTCCTGCGACGATTGGCGGCATCCCGGAGGCAGAGTTCAACGCCGAGTTTCAGGTCTACGCGATTGTTGATGCCAACAATTTTCAGATTGAGACGACCACCGCTGCCACCAGCACCACCAGCAATCAAGGTGGTACTGGCATTACGGCAGTCTTCCCCATCATCCCGGGCAACGATATTGACTTGTACGGCTATGGCTGGAGTGCCGGTCCTTGGAGCCGTCTGGGCTGGGGAACGGGTACGGTGACACCTCTGGTGATCGGTCAACGAGATTGGTGGTACGACAATTTCGACAACGATTCGGTGATGAACATCCGTAACGGTACGCCCTACTACTGGGCGTATGAGGCCACCATCAGCGTGAGAGCCATACCCATGTCCACGGCTGCGACGAATGCCGGGTTTGTGGGTGCTGACGTTCCCGCCGAGGTGATGCAGTTGATGGTGTCTCAGAACGACCGCCATCTTTGCGCTTTTGGTGCAACGCCGTTTGGCGGTGGCAACTTTGATCCCATGCTAATTCGCTGGGCAACGCAAGGACAGCCACTCAACTGGACGCCCACAGCCACCAACTCGGCTGGCTTTTATCGGGTCTCTCGTGGCTCACGGATTGTTCGGGCAATCCCGACCCGTCAGGAAACCCTGATCTTGACAGACTCCAGTATGTACTCGATGCAGTTCACGGGTACGACCGACGTATTTGCTTTCCAAGAGTTGGCTGACAACATCTCGATTGCCAGCCCTCGATCCATCGTTGTGGCAAACAACGTGGCTTACTGGATGGGTCAGGACAAGTTCTATATGTACTCCGGTCGCGTTGAGACGCTGCCCTGTACTCTCAGGAACGAGGTCTTCAACAACATCAACTTTGAGCAGCAGGCCCAGATCATCTGCGGGACCAATGAACGCTGGAACGAGGTGTGGTGGATTTACCCGACAGGCAACAACACATCGCCGGACTCCTACGTCATATACAACTACGCCGAGCAGATTTGGTACTACGGGACCATTGAGCGCACGGCATGGCTGGATTCGCCTCTGCGTCTTTACCCGCAAGCAATCAACGGGCAGTACCTGTACAACCATGAAGTAGGGATTGATGCAGACGGTCTGCCGATGACCTCCTACATCGTCACGTCCGACTTTGACATCGTCGATGGGGATGAATTCCTGTTGATCAAGCGGATGATTCCTGACATCAACTTTGCCGGATCGACGGCTGCAACTCCTCGGGTGTTGCTGACAGTCAAGCCGAGAAACTTCCCCGGCTCCAACTACAACACCACCAACCAGCCGCTGGTGGAGTTGTCATCGACTGTGCCGGTTGAGCAGTACACGGAGCAGATTTTCATTCGCGCTCGCGCTCGTCAGATGGGTCTGAAGATTTACTCCGACGAGTTGGGTGTGATGTGGCAAATGGGTCTTCCGCGACTCGACGGACGGAAAGATGGCAAGCGATGATCATCAAAAAGTTCGTCGCCCCGGCTCTTCCGATCCCGAAGAGGGATTACGACCAGACGCAGCAAACGGATTTGATCCGCGCCCTGCGTCTTTATTTCAACCTGTTGGATGACTATCTAAACCAGATCACAAACGAGGTAAACGGATTTATGGACCCATTCTCACCAACATCGCTCGATGCGTTCGGCAGGCTGCGGGTTAGTGAGCCGTATACCCTCTTTGACAGCCAGAACCGCTACGCCGCCGACAACCAGTTTGATGTCGCAACCACCGGCACGGGCACAACAACCTTCCTATCCAACGAGGCAGCAATCAAGATGGAGGTCACTGGGGCTGGTGTTGGCTCGGTGACTCGTCAGTCTTATCGCTCTTTTCCCTATCAGCCGGGTAAGGGTCTTTTGCTGCTTGCGACTTTCGTGATGGACTCCAGCACCAGCGCCAACTTGACGCAGAGCGTGGGTTACTTCAACGACAGCAATGGTGTGTTTTTTAAGCGCACTGGGTCAACCAACTCGTTTGTGCTGCGCTCCAGTTCCACCCCTACCCCCGGAACACCCAGTGACGTTCGCACAGTCAATCAGGCAGATTGGAATGGCGACAAACTCGATGGCACTGGCGAGTCTGGGTTGACCCTTGACCCAAGCAAAGCGCAGATTCTCTGGATGGACTTTGAGTGGCTGGGCGTGGGTTCGGTGCGCTGCGGATTCATCATCGATGGGACGTACATCACTTGTCACACCTTTGACAACGCAAACGAAATCACATCGGTCTACATGACCACGGCGATCCTGCCTGTGCGGTATTCAATTACCAGCACAACCGCTGCCGTGGCTGCATCGATGAAAGCCATTTGCTGCTCAGTAATTTCTGATGGCGGCTTTGAGCAAACATCTATAGATCATGTGGCAAGACGGACAACGGTGTTTTCCAACATCGATACCGCAGCGACGTTTTACCCCATCGTCTCTATTCGCATGGCGTCTGGGCGCACAGGATCGGTAGTTTTGCCCAATCGGACGCAGTTCCTGCCTTTGACCAATCAGAACTATGAAGTGGTTCTTTTGAAGAACCCGACACTGACTGGCGCAACGTGGGCAGCAACCGTCCCCAGTGACAGCAACGTTGAATTTGATGTCGCAGCAACAGCGATTTCCAGTGTTGGGACTATTGCCCAGACTGACTACGTCACCTCAAGCGGTAGCGGCGGCACAAGCATTACAGCCGCCCCCACGGGATACAACTGGGATTTGCAGTTGGGAGCAACCGTTGCCGGGGTCAGCGACATCTACACATTGGCAGTTCGCACCGTGGACGGTGCAACTAAGGGTAGCGGGGTAGGTTCCCTGTCCTTTTACGACCTGACCCAATAGGAAACATTGACGTTTAAACACGAACAAGGATAATGTCAACATGAACCAAACCGCTCAATATCTAGCCAGTAAAGGTCGGAATGGCGACACGATGCTGGTGCATATGTCCCCGCAAGAAGTCGGTGGACTCCAGACGCTTGCCCGGAACAATGGCACGACGCTGACCGTCAACCCGCAAACCGGTCTGCCCGAAGCCTTCAACCTTGGGCGTCTGCTGCCTATGGTGGCTGGCGCTGGCCTGACCATGCTGTCTGGCGGCACACTGTCCCCCTTGACCATTGGCTTGATGACGGGCGGTCTTGGTGCTGTGGCAACCGGTAGCCTCAAAGAAGGTCTCATGATGGGCCTAGGGGCCGCTGGTGGCGCTGGACTGGCTGGTTCGATGGCAAACCTTGCTGCTCCTGCCGCAACGTCTGCCGCTCCCGCTGCGGGTAGCGGATTGACTGTTCCGACCGCATTGCCTCCCCCGACTCCAGTTGCTGCGCCTTTGAACTTCTCCCAACCGTTGGCTCCGCAGGTTGCTGCCAACACAGCCTTCCCGCCGACTGATCTTTCTCTGACAAGCGGCATGAACCTACCGCCAGCCGGTGGCGGCTTGCAGACCCTCAAGGCTCCAGTATCCTTGGCAGAAGCCCCGCCACCTCTGGACTTTAGTCAGGGTGCGCCTTCGTTGTCTTCGCAAATTGCAACGCGCACTGCCCCGCTTGAGTACACCGCATCACTTCCGGCACAGCCTCCAGCAGGATCATTGATTGGTCCCCCCAAAGTTTCGCTGGCAGCACCACTTGAGCCGCCTCCGCTGGACTTTTCTCAGCCCCTTGGGCCGCAAATGGCTGGGCGTTATCCTTCTGAACTGAATAAGTCTCTGATTGGCGGTACACCTACGCCACCGCCTCCGTCTTATGGAAGCCGTGTGTTGGAAGGCGGCAAGAAAGCATTTGGGTCAATGGAGTCGGCTGGTGACTTCTTGAGCAACAACAAGATGAATCTGGCAATGAGCGCCGCACCTGCGCTACTTGCTGATCCGGAGTACGCTGGCCCTCCAGAATCGAACTCCATGATGCGCCCGTACTCGCTGGACATCGACAACACTTCTGATATTGCAGCCTCTCCGGTGGGTCGGGAAGACGAGCGTCTACGCTATCGCTACACGGCAGGTACGCCGTACAAGGCGGCGCAGGGCGGCATCATCGCTTTTGCCGAGGGCGGCAACACGACAGATGGTCAAGAAATCGGCAGCAATCCACTGTCTCCTGAAGCCGCTCGTGTGTATCAGTCGATTGCTCGCATCCAAGGTCAGGCAGGCTTGCCGCAGATTGATCTTTCAACCATGCCAGTTGTGCAGCAAAGCCCTGTAGCCCGTTTAAACACTCAACCTGCTGCGCCAATGTATCGACCGGTGGACTACAGAGTTCCGATGCCGCAGTACATGGACTCGGAGACGTATCGTCAAATAGATCAAAAGCGCAAAGAAGGGCCGTTTGGCGATTTCTTTGACTCTTTCTCCAACGTTTCCACTGGTTTTGCTGGAGGCGGTCAGGCAAAGTATCGCGATGTCCGCAAGAAGATTGATCGCATGGCTGATCCGTATGGCTTCACAGGCTACCAGCGCGGTGAAGGAATGTACGAGTCGGCACAAAGAAACTTTGCTGGTGGCGGCGGTCTGGGCAACGTTCCTCGCTTCCTTTCTGGCGGCGGTGATGGCATGAGTGACTCCATTCCTGCGACGATCAATGACCGTCAACCGGCTCGTCTGGCAGACGGTGAGTTTGTGATCCCTGCGGACGTGGTCAGCCACCTCGGCAACGGCTCCAGCAAGGCTGGAGCGAAGCAACTGTATGCCATGATGGATCGTGTGCGTACCAAGCGCACTGGCAAGAAGAAACAAGCGCCTGCGGTTAATTCGAAGAAGATGATGCCAGCATGATTAACAACAAGCGTGGACAACTTGATTGGTTCGGCGGCAATGAAGATGCATTGAATATGTATCGGATGCTTGTTGATCTTGTCCACACATGGGACGACTTGGTGGACAAGGACAAGGAGGTCTCTGAGAAAGAGATCAACAATGCCTTCTTGATTGCCTTGGTGTATATGCCAAGCAATCCGTTTTACAGACTCATTCAGGACCAAGTGCTGCCAATGTGGACCACGGTTCTGATGGCTTACGAGACAGCCAACAAGTTCGAAAGAGAGAAAGACGAGCACGGCCTTGAGATTGCACACAATCTTCGTTACGCCGCAGGTCATGTTGTTTCTTACATGATCCAAATCTGCGTGGGATACGAAAAAGCAAGGGAAATCGTGCCGGATGTCTGGAAGTCAATTGTTGATGACCGGATCGAAGACTATCGCAAGGAGCACTTGAAATGATTATTCCGAACAAATTTAATGGCTACTCGGACGATGGTCGCAGGCTGTACTTTTTTGATGGCGGCGGTGATGGTGGCGGCAGCGCCCCTCCTGCCAACACGACTCAAGTCACGATCCCCGAGTACGCTGCTCCCTACATGGAGCGCCTGCTCGGTAAAGCCGAGGCTCTAACGGGAAGCCCTTACCAGACATACCGAGGAGAGCGGATTGCTGGCATCAGCGATATGCAGCGCGAGGCTCGTGGCGATGTGGCTGGCATGGAAGGCCCGGGGCAATACGATGTTGGCACTGGCATGGCTGGCGCTGGCGGTATTGCTGCGCTGGGTGCTGGTGAGCGTTACCTTGGCGCGGTCACCGACCCGAACGTCACCAAGGCATTCATGTCGCCCTATATGCAGAACGTGGTGGACCTGCAAAAAGCGTCTGCCATTCGTGATGCACAGAAGGCTCAACTCGGCGCAGACCTTGGTGCTGCTCGTCAAGGTACATACGGTGGCGCTCGTCAATTGCTGGCAACCACTGAGCGTGAACGCGCTCTTGGCAGTCAGATGGCTGACATCCAAGCCCGTGGCACTCAGGCTGCTTACGAGCAAGCCTTGAAGAATATGCAGTTCGGCACTGACGCAACTCTGCGAGGCGCTGCAACGGGCATTCAAGGCGCTCAGACGCTGGGTCAGTTGGGGACGGCGCAGCAGCAATCTGCCCTTGACTTGGCTCGGGCGCAGGAAACATTTGGTGGTTTGGAACAGGGCGAGAAGCAACGTGCGCTGGACTTGGCGTATCAGGACTTCCTTGCCCAGCAGCAGTACCCGTATAAACAACTTGGCTTCATGTCCGACCTGCTGCGCGGTAGCGCAAACTTGGCACAAACGGGCGCTAAGGCTGTATACGAGGCTCCTCCAAGCCAGTTGTCACAGATCGTGGGTCCGGGCCTCTTGGGTCTGGGCATCTACCGCGAATTCATGAAGAGTTAAGGGGCGGGTATGAATCTGATCGAAATCTCTGAGCAACTGAAGGATGTTCCTGATCAGTTGCTGATGAAGGAGGTGCAAGCCCCGAGCGGCGCGTACCCGGCCTACCTCGTGGTCACCGAGATGTCTCGGCGCAAGCGTATGCGCGATCAGGCGCAGAAAGAGGCTCCGACCACCACGGTTGCACAAGACCTGATGCAACCCAGCCGTGAGCAGATGATGGCTGCGATGGCGGCTACGCAGCAGCGGATGGGTCAGCAAACCCCTCCTCCTTCTCAACTAGTATCAGGTCAAGGTCCACAAGGTCCACAGGCTCAAATGATGAGCCAGCCTGCTCCTCGTTTAAACGCTGGAATTATGGCTGCACCCCAAGCCGCCAACGCTCTTTCTGCCCAAGACGTGATGGCTGCGGAAGAGCCGCGCCGCATGGCTGGTGGCGGCATGGTTGCGTTTGCAGAGGGTGGCGACATCAAATACGATGATCGAGGTGTTCCTCGTTTTCAGTCTGGGGCGTTTCTTTTCCCAGAGGGTTCTTGGCTTGGTCAACTGCAACGAGGCACATTTTTTAGGGACGCCGCTCCCGGTTCTTTGCTGGGCCAGTTCCAAGAGTCTTATGCAAACGACCCAGCGATTTTGAGAGAACAGGAAGAGCGCCGCCGCCGAGAAGAAAATGCAGCGGAATTGCGAAGAATTCAAAATCGCGCAGCCAGCGAACAAGCCGCTTTTGCTCGGGCGCAAAGCGCATCTGCTGCGGCTCAAAGCGCAACCCCTCCGGCGCAAAACGCACCTGCTCCCGGCACAAGCGGCCCTCGTCCGGCTGGGCAGTCAAATGTTGGCGTCAGATTGCCTGATGTCAGCAAACTCGGCCCTGCACCCGGTGCTCTGACTTTGACCCCTGTCACCATCCCGTATGACACAGAGGCTAAAGATTTGTCCACTCGCTTTGCCGCTATGCGAGAGCCAACCGCTCAAGAAATTGCGACTGCTCGCGCAGCAGAAGAAACTCGGTATGGCGAGAAAGTCCCTTTTCGTTACGGCTTTCTTGAGAAGGACATTGCCAAGCGCGAAAGGGACATTGAGGGCCGCAGAGGGTCCAACATCAATGAGGCCTTGATCCAGACAGGTCTTGGGATTATGGGTTCCAAATCTCCGCGCTTCTTGCAGGCGGCGGGAGAGGCTGGCACTGCTGGTTTAAACGCTTATCGTCAGGGTCTGAAAGACATCCGCGAGGGTGAGCGCGACATCTTGCAATCGAAGACTGCGTTTGCTAACGCTCAGACTCTGTACGACCAAGGCAAATTCAGCGCAGGCGAGAAGGCAGAAGAGAAAGCCTACAAACAATATGAGCGCGGCCTGAATCGGATTGGCACAGAAAGCGCCATTCTTGCTCGCAATCAAACCGCTTCATTGCAAGCCCAGCAACTGCGTCAGCAGGGTGAACTTGGGGCGTACACGGCTGGCCTCAATGCATACAAGACACAGATGGACGCGCTGAAACTGCCTTATGAACTCGGCGTTCTCAGGGAGCAGGCTGGATACTACAGCCGCGCTCCTGCCGCAGGTCAAGGCAGAGGACCAGACACTACGCCTAGTCCGGCAGAAATTGCCGCCGTGAAAAAACTCGCCTTTGACTCAGTCAATGCTGATATTTTCGCGAAAAAGTCAACATTGAAACCAATGAGTCCTGAATTCAACGCAGAGGTTGAGCGTCGTATGCAGCAGATTTTTAGAGACACTGTTGGCAAAAATTACAATCCAATATCACCGGCAGCACCGGGAACTTCTGGACCTCCAGTTAGGAACTCACAACAAGCACCTCTTGGAGGGCCGTAATGCCTTACCAGATTAAGTTGCCAGATGGCAGTCTGGTGTGGATTGCGGACAATGTGCCGCAAAGCAAGGCAATGGAGTTGGCGAAAACGTCTTACCCGGACGCCTTCCCTGCCCCTCCCGGTGTCGGCAGTCAATTGTTGTCCGCGCCCAAGGAGTTCATCAAGGGCGCTGCATCTGGTCTGGTTCAAGCCGCAGGTGGTCTTGGTGCTTTGCCTTATGCCGGTGCTCGGTACTTCATGCCGGAACTCAAGCCGTTTGAACAAACCGGCTTTGGTCAGGCAATCACAGGCGCAGAACGCTATCTAGCCCCCAGCGACGAGGGTGTGGTCACCCAACTGGCTGGCGGTCTGGGTTCGTTCGCCTCCATCCTTGGTCCGCAGGTTGCCCTGCGAGGGCTGGGTGCTGCTGGTCGCTTTGCTGGTATGGCTCCTCGTGCAGCAATGCCTGTGGCTGTGGCTCAGACGGCAGGTCTGGGCGTAGAAGAGGCGCGTCAGCGCGTTGAGATTGCTCGCGGGGACAACATAACGGTTACCCCGGGTCAAGAGTTGGCTTCTCTGTCGGTTGGTGTTCCGCTTGGCCTGACCGAACTTCTGCCTGTTGAAAAACTCTTCCGTGGTCTGGACAAGACTTTGTCTGGCGCAGTCAAACTCGACATCGCCAACTACATCAAGCGCGGTCTGGCTCAAGGCGGTATCGAAGGCGCACAGGAAGCCGCATCCGGTCTCCTGCAAGACCTGTCTGCCAAGGGCATCTACAACCCCAATCTTGAGGTGGGTCAGTCCATTCTGGGCGATGCTGCTCTGGGTGGTGGTGTGGGCTTCATTGCTCAGACCGGTCTGGACTTCCTGCTCCGCAAAGACATTGGTCGTGCCTATCAATCCAAACTGGCGCAGGATCGTCAGACACAACTCAACACCGAACTGGAGCGGATGCAGCAGCAGAAAGACGCCCAGATCGCAGACACCAAACAGAAACTGGGTGTACCCGATTCGAACGTCTTGGCTCTACCTGCCCCGGCTCCGAAGGTCGAAAAGCAAGAAGCCAGAGACCCATTGATGAATCCGGTGGGTTTCTTCAATGCAGGAGAACTTACCCCTGCGTACCTGAAGGCAGTCAACGACATCCGCAAGACTGAAGGCAAGCGTGGTATCTCCCAGTTCTCGATTGAGGACTTGGCTGATGCTGGCGCACCTCAAGCAGAACTGGATCGTCTCCTGACCTACAAGACAGGCTACGACGGTCAGACCAAGTTGTCCTCTGAGGATGTACTGAACCTTGCCGCAGAGAAGAACGTTGATACATCCACCGTTGGCTTCATGGACTTTTTGCGCCGTGCGACAGGCTCCGAAGACCTGACGACCATGAGCCAGCCGCAACTGTTCTCTGCGTTTAAAGCACTGGACGGCTTGCAGGCCAGCGAGCAAACCCAGATTCTGCCTCCCGGCACGAACGCCACCCGCTTCAGCGATGACCAGTACAACAAGTCCCTGAAGAACCTGACCACCATGTTCCCGAAGAACAACATGATGTCTCGGGACAAGGCAGTGCAGGAGATCAAGGACTACAGCGGTCTGGAAAGCGACCGCGATGCAGAGTCCCTGCTTCAAACAGCCATTCGCAATGGCGACCTGACTACGACCAACCGCACGGTCTACGAACTGGGCATCCCGGGTGACCAGACCTCTCCTGCGGTACGCCGTTACACCACCCGTGAGGCGGCAGAACGCAATGCAGCCCGTCTGGGTCTTGAGGTGCGTGAGCGTACCCATCAGGACGTGGCTCTCCCCGGGACCGCAGCCCAACTACCGGGCGGGCCGGACATCCGTCAGGGAACGTTTAAACAAGGTGTTGCGCCTGCGGGCTACGAAATCCGCAGCCCCGACGCCGTCCTGCAAGTTGCCCCGACTCAGGAAGAGGCAGACGCCAAGGCTGATCGCCTCCAGCAACTCCGTGCCCAGAAAGCCAACGGCTACCTTGGTGACATCGCCAAGAAAGAAGCCGAGATGGCGAAGAGCCAGCGCAAGTTGGAGAGCATGGAGGCTGACGGCAAATCCAACACTCTTGAGTACAAGAAGATTGCGGCGGGTGTGGCGGCTCAGAACAAGCGCCTCCTCAACGAGATCAACGCACTCAAGCAGAAGGTCCAGAACTACACCGCCCCGCTGGAAATCGCCCCCAAGGGCGAGAAGCCGGTTACCCGTGATGGCTTTACCCTGTTTGAACAGAACCAGCCTGTAGCCACCTTCCCGTCCCAACAAGCCGCAGAAGAGGCGGCATTGCTGCGTCTGCCTGACGAGACTTTGGAGACCATCGTCAAATTGGCTCCGTCCCAGAAAGGTCTCATGCCCAAGCGTCTGGGCAAGATGGCAGAGGCCGAACTACGCCGCCGCCGTGGCGAGCAACCGGCTGGCTTTGGCATTCAGTTCACGGGTGACCGTGCCGCAGCCGAAGCCCGTCTGGCAGAGGCGGGTGTCTTCACGCCCGAGTTCCAGAAGGCAGCAGACGAACTGGCGAAGAAACTCCGTCCGCTCATGGAGCGCCTCGGCCTTGGCGATCTGCGTTTAAACATCCTGAAGGCGATCAAGACCGCAGGCGGTCAGTCCGCAGATGGCTACTACGCCCAGCGTCTGATCGCGATTGCGATGGACGCAGAGAATCCGATCCGTACCCTGCGTCATGAAGGCATCCATGCCCTGAAAGAACTGGGCGCATTTACACCCCAGCAATGGAAGGTGCTTGAGGACAAAGCCAAGTCCGAGTGGATGGGCAAGTACAACATTGCCAGCCGCTACGCCAACATGAATATGTCCCAGCAGGACATGATCGAGGAAGCGATTGCGGATGCCTTCTCTGACTTCGATCAGACCAAGGCTCCTCCGGGCATGATCGGTGCGCTGTTCAACAAGATCAAGCAGTTCTTCACCGCATTCGGCAATGGTCTGCGTGGCCTTGGCTTCCAGACTGCCGAGGACATCTTCCAGACCGTCGAAACAGGTGGCCTGAAACGCATTCCAGAACAGGCCCGTGCGGCAGGTATCCGTCCGGGTGGTGAGGCAGAACCTCGCTATCAGTTGCCCCGTGTGATGAGCACTGGCAAGATCGTCGGCGCTCCTCCCGGCATGGCAACGGAAGAGGATCGTACCCGTCTGGTCGAGCAGATGACGAACCTGCTCTCGCACCCGTACTCTTTGTATGACGAGTCCAAGAACTGGTATGAGGACAGCGGTGCGGC